TGGGTTCCGGTTGAGACGTTTCTCGACTTGCCTTCAACCGCACGACGTGAACGTGAGGCATTGCAGGACCGCGTGGACCGCTTTTCTGGGTTTATGGAGGAAACGACGCGCCGTCAGAAATACGAGGCGACGCGCTCTCACGCCGCTGAAATCAAGCGCATCCGGGACGAAATCGCGCAGGCTGGCGAAGTCGGCGATGTGCAGCGGATCAACGAGCGGTTTGCACATCTTGACCAAGTTGAACAGCGCGCCGCAGAGCGCAACGCGCCGCCCCCACAGCCGCAGGGGTCGCCCGAGGTTCACCAATACCGCGCAGATAACGAGTGGACCCGTGACCCGTTCCTGTGGGCGCAGGCGGTTGAGGCTGTGAACGTCAGTCCCGAGATTCAGAAAATGTCGCCAGCGGATCAACTTCGGTATGCGGAGGCGACGGTGCGGCGGTTCTTTCCTAGCGCGTTCAAGGCCACGCCTGCGCCGGACCAGCAGCGGCAAGCCTCCCGCGTTGAGGGTGGCGGCATCGGCGCGCGCGGATCGGCCAAACGTGGCTGGGGGGATATCCCCAAGGCTGAGCGCGACGGCATCGAGCCGCAGATTGACGGCAGAACCTACGCGGACAAGGCCGAAGCCGCCGCAGCTTATTGGAAGTGGAACGCATAATGACGCGACCAACTCGCCGCCGGCGCACAGACAATCTTACGGGGGCCAACCTCAAGCTGAGCGTTGCGGAGTCCAGCATGGACCGCGAAAAGTTCGCTTATCGTTGGGTCAACGAGGACAAACTCCTGTCTCGGACTGAATCCGACGACTGGGAAAAGGTTCCCACGGGCGATGTGGCGTCTACGGACTTAGGTTCGAGCGTTTCGCGTCTAGTGGGCCAGCACAAGGATGGGTCGCCACAGCGCGCCATTTTGTGCCGCAAGCCGAAAGGCTACTATGACGATGACCGCGCAGCCGGACAGGCCCGCGTGGATGATACGATGACCGCGATAAAAGGCGGCAAGGTCGGAAATTCCGACAGTGCTGGTTCGACATACATCCCGAGCGAGGGGATCAATATCTCTCGCAAGTGATGATCGGCTTAATCACATTTAGGAGGCCACCATGGCCAACAGTGATGCGCCGCGCGGTCTGAATCCCGTGCGGAACCTTTCCGGCGCTCCATACAATGGCGCCGTTCGCAAATATTACGTGCCGTCGTCTGATAGCACCGCCATCTATGTCGGCGGGCTGGTCAAGCTGGTCGGCTCCGCTGATAGTCGGGGCATCCCGACCGTGACTGGCAACGTGGCGTCCACGAATATCATTGTGGGCGTTTGCATTGGCATGGCGGACCCCACGCGGGACTCGCTGCTTTATCGCGCGGCTTCGACGGATTCTTATATCCTCGTCGCCGACGATCCGGGCTTGCTTTTCGAAGTGCAGGAAGACAGCGCCGGGGGCGCGCTCGCCGCTGCCAACGTGGGCAACGCCTGCGCGCTTGTCGGCTATACCGCGGGCAGCACGATCAGCGGCAAATCCTCCATCGAGCTTGATAGCTCGTCGGCGGTTGCCAGCGGCGGCGGCGCGCTTGACGTCGTTATCGTGGCGCTCGTGGACCGTGAAGGGAACGAAATCGGCGTGAATGCCAAGTGGCTCGTGCGTCTGAATCTCCATTCCTACGTCAACGCCAATGTCGGCGTCTAAGGGAGGCTTGAACTATGTCTAACATTACTCGTTCCAATCATCCCAAGCTCCTTTGGCCGGGGATTCACACGCTGTGGGGTAAGACCTACGCGAAGCTCCCGGCTTATCATGCGGACATGTTCGACATGAAGACGTCGAAGCAGGCGTATGAGGAGGACGTCGAGCTTACCGGCTTCGGCCTTGCGCCGATCAAGACCGAAGGCGCGGCGGTGGCTTACGACGACCACACGCAGGGAACTGTGTCGCGCTATACGCACGCCACGTATTCCTTGGGCTTTATCATCACGCAAGAGGCGCTTGAGGACAACCTGTATCAGTCCCGAGCGTCGCAGGGCTCGGAGATGCTGGCGTTCTCGATGGCGACCACGCGCGAAATCGTGGCCGCGAACGTCTACAACCGCGCATTCAACTCGGCGTATGCCGGGGGCGATGGCAAGTCGCTGATTGCAACCGATCACCCCGTTGTGGCTGGCACGCAATCCAACCAGCTTGCGGTCGCGGCTGATTTGTCGGAGGCGTCCCTTGAGGATATGCTGACGCAGATCAAGAAGGCGCAGAACTCGCGCGGGCTGGAAATCTTCTTGCAGGGCAGCAAGCTGATTATCCCGGTTGAGCTTGAGTTCGAAGCGCACCGCATCCTGAAAAGTGCGCTGCGGGTTGGCACCGGCAATAACGACCTGAACGCTATCCGTGAGATGGGTATGTTGCCAGGCGGTGTTTGCGCGAACAACTACCTGACCGATCCCGATGCGTTCTTCATTCGGACGAATGCGCCGAACGGCACCAACGGGTTCACCCGTCGCGCGCCGGACTTGGTTCAGGACAACGATTTCGACACGTCCAACGCCAAGATGAAGACTTCGGCGCGGTTCGTGTTTGGGTGGAGCGACTTCCGGGGCGTCTACGCCTCGCAGGGTGCGTGATAAAACCGGGGGCGGCTTACGGGCCACCCTCATCCTTACCGCGCTGCGGCGCGTCCCCTTTGGACGGTAGGAGATAATCCCAATGGCACCCACTCGTTACCCGAGCGGCGTCACCAACGCAGGCCCTTCGCAGTTCGGCGCGGCGATGATTTCGCCCGACCCGACGAAGCTGCACCAATATTTCAACGACTTTGACGCCTTTGCCTCGGCGGATTGGGTCATCACCACGACTGAAGCCGGGGCAGGATCCGCCACTGAGGCGCTGACCGCTGGCGATGGCGGGCTGTTGCTCATCACGAACGCGGCTGGCGACAATGACAACGACTTCCTCCAGCTTGCGGCGGAGAGCTTCAAGTTCGCCACCGGCAAAAAGATGTGGTTCAAGGCTCGAATCGCCGTCAATGAGGTCATTGAGTCCGACGTCGTGGTCGGTTTGCAAATCACCGACTCGTCGCCGCTCGCCGTGTCTGATGGCGTCTACTTCATCAGCGCGGACGGGGTCGCCACGGTTGACGCCGTTGTCGTGAAGGACAGCGCCGCCACCACGGCGAGCGCGGTTGCCACTTTGGTGGCTGGCACCATGATTGACCTTGGCTTTTACTACAACGGCAAGAGCGCCGTTGAGGTATGGGTTGATGGCGTAAAGGTTGCGACGATGGCGGCGACAAACCTGCCAGATGACGAAGATTTGGCCATCAGCTTCGGCGTTCAAAACGGCGAGGCAGTCGTCAAGACGTTGACGGTCGATTACGTCTTCGCGTCTAAAGAACGCTGATAGGGGGCGCGGCTCATGCCATTTGTTTCAGGCCAATGGAACGCTCTATGCGATAGGTGCGGATTTAAGAAGAAATCCGGGTCCATGAAAGTCGAATGGAACGGGCTGCGGGTTTGCGAGCAATGCTATGAGCCGCGCCAGCCGCAGGACATGGTGCGCGCCCGCGTTGATAAGCAGACCGTCCCGTGGACGCGCTCCGAGGGCGCGGACGAGTTCATCACCACTCCGGTTTCAAGGGATGATTTGTGATGACCACGACGAACACCTACACGGTCGGGCAAGTTTGCACGCGCGCTTTGCGGCTGTGCGGCGCGTCTCCCAAGAGTCAAGAGCCGGAGGCCAGCGACATGGCCGACGCAATTATCATTTTGGATATGATGCTTAAAGGGTGGCAGGGCTTTGAGGGGCTTTCCTACGTTGCGACCACGCTTTCGGTCACACTGACCGCGGCGAACATCTACACGCTGGACCCAATCCGGCCCGTGCGAATTTTGTCGTGCCGCTTCAAGCGCTCATCGTCAAATGAAATCGAAATGATTGAACTGACGCGGGATGAATACGACGAGCTTCCGAACAAGGATGGCGCGGGCATTCCCACCAGCTTTCATTACGACCGGCAACGCGAAGCTGCGCGGCTGTTGATATGGCCAACGCTTGCGGTTGTGGCTGGCGAGACGCTTGAAATTACCTATGAGCGCGAATTTACGGACATGGTGCAGGCGGACGTTATTGACGTTCCTGGCGAGTGGTTTGAGGCCGTGGTCTATGGGCTGGCGTCGCGCCTGATTGATGAATACGGCATCCAGGACCGCCCCCAGATCACGGCGCGGGCGGTTCTGGCGGAGGCCATCGCCTTCGGTTCTGAGCGCGCCGATTCCGTGTTTTTCCAGCCTCGGGTTATGTGATGAGCGTTTACGAGGCCATCGCCGGGGGCTGGAACGC